TTACTTTTTGTGTTTCAATTTTTTAAATAAATCTAATTACAAAGTAATTAGATTTATTTAAAAAATAAGTAACATTAAAAACGATAGTTTTTTGTGTTTCAATTTTTTAAATAAATAAATTATTCTTACGAATAATTTATTTATTTAAAAAATAAGTAACATTAAAAGTAAAATTTATTAAATCAGTAACATAAAAGTAAAAATCTATAATAAATATATATGAATTATAAATGATACCAAAAATAATTCATCAAACATGGAAAAATGAAATAATCCCAGATAAATGGAAAGATGCAGTAGAATCAGTAAAAGAAAATAACAAAAAATATAAATATATACTTTGGACTGATATAATGATGGATAATTTTGTTAAACAAGAGTATCCATTATTTTACAAACATTATATAAATTATCCATATAATATTCAACGATGTGATGTATTTAGATATTTAGTATTATATAAATATGGGGGAATATATTTAGACATGGATATAATTTGTAAAAAGTCATTTGATGATTTTTTGAAATATAATATTGTTTTTGCAAGATCATATAATATAAATTCAAGTTTTACAAATTCTTTTTTTATGTCTATACCAAAACATCCATTTATTAAATATTGTATTGAGAATTTATTAGATAATTATTATAATTTTTATTATTTTGGAAAACATTTACACATAATGTATAGCACTGGACCTTTATTTTTAACTAAAATGATTAATAATTATAATATATCAAAAATAAATAATGTATATATATTATCAAATGAAGAATTTTCTGGTGATTGTAATGTATGTAATGAAAATTATTGTAAAGGGGGGAAATATTTTATTCATATAAATGGTAATTCATGGCATTCTTTTGATTCAACATTATATAATTTTATTTTTTGTAATTATCATAAATTATTGATTCTATTATTATTTATCATTATATTATTAAAAATTTGATTATTTAATTACTTAATAGATATATTTAAGTAATTAAATAATAATGATTAATCCAGATGATTATGAGAAAGAATATGTTGAAAATGTATATAATACAATTGCAGATGAATTTAATAATACACGAACTTATATTTGGAACAGATTAAAAATATTTATTAATAATATTATCAAAAATGATGATATTAATTTAATTGAAGTTGGTTCTGGTAATGGTAAAAATCTTAACTATATTTATAATTTAAATAATAATTTAAAATTATTTGGTATTGAAAAATCTATTAATCTACTTAATATTTCTAAAGATAATAATAAAAATATAAATTATCAATTAGGTGATAATTTAAATATTAATTTTAATGATAATACTTTTGATTATACTCTAAGTATTGCGGTTATTCATCATTTTAGCACATTAGAACGACGACTAAAAGCAATTGAAGAATTAATTAGAATTACTAAAATAAATGGTATTATATTTATTCAAGTATGGGCTTTTGAACAAAAATTTACTAAAAAAAAATTTAATTCTCAAGATCAATTAATTCAATGGATTGGAACTAATAATATTAATATTAATAGATATTATTATTTATTTAAAAAAGGAGAATTAGAAGAATTAGTATCTAAATTTAATATTACTATTATTGAATCTTTTGAAGAACATGATAATTATGGTGTTATTATTAAAAAAACTTCATAAATTAATTATTATAATAACTTATTTTTACATTGTTATTAATTTCATTTATTAAATCTCGTTGATATTCATATATTCTTATTTTTTTTAATGATTTAGGTAATTTATTTATTGGTTGTTCAAAATATTTCCCTAAATATATTTCTTCTACCTGTTCTGGTAGATTATCTATTGATTTATTAAAATTTCTCCCAAAATATATTCTCTTTAATTTTGTTGGATATTTTAATATTTTACTGTCAAAATACATTCCAAAATCTATTTCCTCTAAATTATCTGGTAATGATTCTATTATATAATCATCATCAATACCACAATCATATGTTCTTAGATATAATTTTTTTAATGTTTTTGGTAATTGATTTATTAATTTTAAATTTATTGATATATTTAATATTTTTATATTTTCTGGATAATTAACTATTTCTGTATTATTTCCAATTATTAATAATTCTACTGATTTTGGTATATTCATTAATTCACATTTACATCTACCTATATTTAAACATTCTATTGTTTTTGGTAATTTATCTATATCACTTTCATTTAATTCATCTACATTTAAATGAGTTATTTTTAGATTTCTTATTGTATTACTATCTAAATATATTCTGTATAAATCATCCATATTTTTTATCTCTATTCTTCTCATATTATTTATAAAATTTATTGCCCATAATCTAATTTTTATATCATTATTAGATATAATTAAATCATTTATAATTTTTTTCCCATTTATTATCTTTTTCCTCATAAATTTTATTTTGTCTCTATTTAGTGTCTTATTCAGTGACATCATTTTTTTTACTTCACTGAATTCTAAATATTTTGATATTTTATATAATATATCTATTGGTAATTCATCAAATGATACCATTTTTTAAACTTATCTATCTAAACTTATTAAATATTTTATATTTCAATTTTTATTTAATTAAAATATAAATTATTTATCTAAAGATTGTATCTTTTTTTAACTGAATCTAAATCTAAATCATCATATATTTTTTCAATATTTACTCTAAATAATGTATATAATTCTTTATTCTCTATTGATGTATATTTTTCTATATTTTCTATCCTATCTAATCCATCTAATTTATAATCTACTTTCGCTTCATATATTGCTTTATTCTTTAATGTTTGAGGTAAATGCATTTTCGCAGGAGCTGCGGTTTCATCGTGATCAAATTCTATAAAACATTCTTTATTATATCTTGGATAATAATATGAATAATCTATTTCTAATCCACCTAATTGTGTTCTTCTATACATATCAGTGTCTTCATATCCCCATCCTTTAAATAAATTTGACATTCCATTTATTGACATATAATCTTTACAATTAAATAAACATACCGTTCCTATTAATCTTGTATAACCATATAATAATGTCACTTTTCTATCATCTGGTTTATAATAATTTGTTGCTTTAATTGGTATAACATCTACATCATGCAAACATATATATGACTTTTCTGGATTTTTTATATATTTAAATGCTACATTAAATAACATCCCTCTATGGAATAATGATTTATCATCTTGTTCTATTATTACTATTTCAAATTCCATTCCTAAATATGTTAATAATTTATGCATATGTGGTATAAATTTATCTAATTGTTCTTGTCTATCTCTATATGGAACAAATAAATATAATTTATATCCAATTGTTTGATTTTTTAATTCTTCTTGAGATTTTATTTTTTTATTATTTGTCATATTTGTTTTATTTTCCATTAAAAACTTTTCAATTGTTTCTCTTTGTGCTGGATTTAATTTAGTCATATCTAATGTATTGTTTGTTTGATGTTCTTTTACTATATCTTTTATATTATCTGGTATATTGTTTATATCTAACCTATTTTCTTCAAATGGATCATTTAATTCTAATTTACCTTTTAATTTTTCTATTGAATATTTTACATCTTCTTTACTACCTTTTTTAATTCCAATATCATATAATAATTTCCATCTATGTAAATTATATATTTCATAATTTATAAATGTTTGTTGTATATTTTTTGGTAAATTTATTTCACAACATTTTTTAATATATAAATATGCTGTATCTATTTCATTCTTTTCAAAATAACTTTTTGCCATTTCATAAAATGGATGTGCATTCTCAAATACTATTTTACAATATTTATATGCTTTTAAAAAATATAAATTAAAATTATTTCCACCTGTTTTATATAATCCTATTGCTTTTGACATTAAACCATAGTAATAATCATCATTAAATGTTGTATTTAATTTATTTTTTCCTTCCTTTTTATCTGTATTTTCTATAAATTCTACTAATTTTCCTGCATATAAATTTAACTCTTTATAATCTTCTAATACATTTAATGATTGACATAAATATCTATAGGCTCTTGAATTATCTCCATATATTAATAAATAATTTTTTAATACATCTACATCTTTCTTAATTCTTGGAATACTTGATTTATCTTTTGATCTATCTTGATATATATAAAAATCTGTATTTGTTAATGTTTCATTTGATATATATTTTCCAGGAACTGCTGATGTTATATATTCATGTATTGGAAATTCATAATATATATCTTCTACATTATTTCTTATTATTCCTATTTTATAATATATTGTATTATTATTTCTTACTAAATCATTTTCCCAGATATATCTACATTTAAATACACATTCCTTTTTTTTACTTTTTACACTATTTAAAAATTTAACTAATGTTTTAATATTTTTTACTTCATCATTTGCATCTAATAATAATATAAATTCAGATAACCCAAAACACATATTTAATAAAATATTTCTATTATATGAAAAATCTACAAATGGTTCTATTTTAATTTTTAATGGTTTATTTTTTTCTTTACAATATTCTTTTATCACTTCTACTGTTCTATCTGTGCTTCCTGTATCTAATATTACTACTTGATCTACATTATTTATTACTGTTTCTAATGTTCTTATAATTCTTTCTTCCTCATCTTTAACCATTATTGCTACACTTAATAATTTATTATTTTTCATATATCATTATACAACTATTTATTTTATTTAATTTATACTTATTATATAACTATTTATTTTATCTTAATAAATATAAATTTTAATTTATATTTATTATTATGTCTTTATTAGATTATTGTATTCCATTATTTTTATTAGATGCATCTTATCTTATTGTTGATTATGATTTAGATTCAGTTATTGATGTGAATCCTACTATTTATATATATTTCAATACTATATATACTAATATATATCGTTTATAACTATTATTCTAACTTTAATAAATATTTAAATTGATTTATATCCGCTACCATTTCATCAATTATTACTTTTAATTTACTATGTACATTAATTCCTTGTGATAATACTTGTTCAAAACCTGATAAATAAGTAATTATACCTGCATCATTAGGTGTACTTATATTACTAAAAACTAAATTATTTACATTTCTTTGCTCTGGATGTAATCCAAAATAAACTTCCATAAATCTATCAAAATTTGTATTAAATTTTTCTAAATAATCATCACTCGCTTTGTGATGTCCGTATTTAGTTGTATGAAAATGAAACATTTTAATTTTAATTTGATGATTAAAAAAAAGAACTAATAATTCTGGTGTTTGCATATTTATTATTATATTATATATTTTTTAAATAAATAAATATTTTAATTTGGACAATCCATCATTGGTAACTTACATGCTTCAGTTACTAAATATTTTACATTTGCAATAAATTCAATTAATTGTTGTTTATTTTTAAATATCGGTTCTAATTCATTTATAAATTTATCAAATTTTGCTATTTTGTGTTTAAATTCTGAACTAAATTTTTTTGTTTCATTTGATAATAATTTTGCTTCATTAATTACAAAATTTGTTGTAAAACCAAATACTGAACATAAACCCATTATTCCTACTGTTATTATAATTGTCATTAATAATATAGTTATTAATAACCTATGACTTATTTTATCTTTTACAAAATATCGTTCATTTATTAATTCAGTTTCTTCCATTTCCATATATTATTATTTAATTACTGTAATTTAACATATAATAATCAATTTTTTTAATTATTTTGTTTTTACATTTTATTAAATAAAATTTAATTATTATTAAATATATATATAATAATATGAGTAAAAATTGTAATGAAAATTGTCATGAATATTGTAGAGATGATATAAAAGATAGTTGTGAAAATAAAATATTAGAAAAAAAAAACAGTTCCATCAATTAATAATAGAATTCCAGTTTATGTTAATACTAATTTTACTATCTATTCTTTATTTCAACATCTAATTGATACTAATGATGATATTAAAAAATATTTTGAATTAAATAATATTGTTTTATTACCTCCCTCTCATTATAATATTACCACTAATTTACAAAATGGTGGTATTAATATTTCTAGCAACTTTGAGCGTCATGGTCAAGTTACTTTAAAAATAAATGTATGCTTACCTATTGGTATATATTATAATAAATGTATATCAGGATTAAAAACTCAATTAAATAAACTTGATATTAAAAATTTAGTATTAAATAATAAATCAAATTTCCATGTTTGCACTGGAGCATATAAAGGTTTTACTAAAGAAGCACTTGCTTGTTTTTTAAATGTAGATTATTCATCTGTTATATTTAATAGTTTAGAAAGTTTAACTATGTTTAATTATCCTGTTAAATTACATTTAATTAATACATTTAGAACTGATAAAAATAAGTGGTATGTATTTTTTCCTAAATTATTAGTTGATTTAGGTATTATACTTGTTGATGATTGTGTTGGTGAAGCCACTTTAAATTGTCCCGAACAAACTTGTGATAGTTCTTTATTATCTATTACTGCTTTACATATTGAATATAATAAAAATATCCCTGAAAGAAATAAACAAATTGCTTTATCTTTAGCGGATATTCTTAGAAAATATTTTAATTGTTCTAATTGCTCTTAATTTACTTCTTTTTTAATAAATTAATTTATTAAAAAATTGAAAAATATAAAATTATTATTTTATACTTTACTTCTTTTTTAATAAATTAATTTAATATTAAATTAATTTATTAAAAAATTGAAAAATATAAAATTATTAT